AAAATTAGAGGAAGAGAACAAATCAAACAAGGCATTGAGCAATTCTTAGAAAAACAAAAACAAATGCAAATGCAAGCAGGACAGAAGCCAGACCCACAACAGCAGCTTATACAAGGCCAGCTTGAAATTGAACAGAAAAAACTCATGCTACAAGCGCAAAAGCAACAGAACGACCTACAGATACAGAGCGAGAAGCTAAAACAATCTCAAATGAAGTTAATTAGTGATATTGACAAGGATAGAGCCGACATGGTTTTAAGGTATCAACAGGCCAAGGATGACTCAGAAAAAGAACAAGCAAAAATTGCTATTGATTTATATGATCATCAGTTAAACGTGTTGAGAACAGCAATAGCCCACATGGAAGACTAGCATGGCAGTTATAACAACCAAAAGAAGAAAAAAACTAAGTGATAAAAATTTTGGCTTGCCTGAAGACAGAAAATACCCAATGCCAGATAAGGCGCACGCAAGAGTTGCGAAGGCCAGAGCATCGCAAATGCTTAAAGCTGGAAAACTCACAGCAGAGGATAAAAAAAAGATTGACAGGAAGGCTGATAAAATACTAGGAAAAAAAACAAATACAAAAAATAAACGAAAAGCAAAAAAATAAAGCATAAGTGTTGACAATTACAGCAATTGTGAGTATATATAGAACTACTTGGGCAATTTTTTGTTATTAAAAGGTTTACCAAGGTTTACGCAGCTATTGCGGGAAAAATGGCCATGACGCTAATGTAAAGCGGTTTTACGGTGACGCGGTTAAAAGTCGAAGGATGGATAATGAGCGAAGATAACGCAATAGTTACGGAACAAGCAGAGGTAAGTGCGCCAGCTTATCAGGAACAGCAGTCTACACAGCCAGTACAGGCTGAGCAGACGGTTGAAACTGAAAAAATGGTACCACAATCAAAGGTTAACGAGATTGTGGGTGCTACTAAAAAAACAGCGTATGAAAAAGCCTATCAAGAAGCATTGAATCAAATTCAAAGCCAACAAGATAGGCAAGCGGAAATACCACAGCAAACGCAATCAGAGCATTTTGACGTTGAGAAACTTGTGTCTGATAAAATTGGTTCTTATTTTGACGATTTGCAACGGCTGCAAATGGAAGAAGCAGCCAGACAAAGCGCACAAAAAACACTAGAATCATTGCAAGCTAAAGTAGAAACCGCTCAAAAAAAATACGATGATTTTGAAGAAGTAACAAAAGATATACCCTATGCCAGCTTCCCTAATTTATTAGCAGCATCGGATGACTTAGATAATGCTGGCGAAGTTTTATATCACTTAGGCAAAAACCCCAGCAAAATGCGTGAAATCGCAACTGCGTTTCAAATGCAAGGCCCAGTACAGAACTTGGCTATGCGTGAATTGCGTGCTTTATCTGAGTCATTGAAAAACAACGAAACAGCCAAAAACAAAAGTTATGGCCGTGACCCGTTGTCGCAAATTACACCATCTAACGTAAGTAACGACAGCGGCAAACTATCACGGCAGCAACTACGCCAAAAATGGCGCGTATAATCTGTTATTGATTCTTAGCCACTGTTTTTAATCAACACTTTAAAAAAGAGATTTACAGATGGCTAACAATATTTTACAGCAAGTAGAGACTTATCAAGAATCAAGCTTAGCATTGCTTGATAATATGAATCCTTGGATTCACCACAGCAATAAAAAATTTAAAGATTTTGAAAAAAAAGAAGCAAATTTAGGAGATACTGTTACTTTTGATAGTCCCCCAAGATTTGTGACAAATGATTCTTTGGTTGCTACTTTTCAAAATTCTGAACAACAAGTAATTTCATTAACTGTTGATCAAGCTAAAAACGTTGCTTATGAATTCACTGCACAAGAATTCATTTTTAACGTTGATGACTATATGGACGTTTTCGGAAAATCAGCGGTTGCTGAGTTAGGTAATGCGGTTGGGGCTAATGTAGCTAACAATGCCATTACACACACTTACAGAGCCTTTGGTGACGGTGTAACGCCAATTAATAGCTATCAACAATATGCACAGGCATTAGCTAACCTGAGAAACTATGGTGCTGCTCAAGGTGAATGCAAGGCTTATGTTGAAGACACTTCAATTCCGGCCGTTATTGGTTCAGGATTAAACCAATTTGCGCCTAATAGAAACAATGAAATTGCTAACTCTTGGGAGCTTGGCAGCTTTTCCCATTGTGATTTTATGCAAACTAACTTGTTGCAAGTGCAAAATGCTGGAACAGTTGGTAATGATGGCGAAGTTTTAACCGTTGATGCTATCGACCCAACGGGTACTATTTTAACATTGTCAGGTGCTACACCTAGCACAGCCACCTTAAACGCTGGCGACATTTTGACAATTAAAAACACTGCTGGTGCTGGCGGCACTAATACGCTTAAGTTTGTTACTTATGTTGGACACCAAACATCAGCACAAGATGTACAAGTGCGCGTTGAAGCAAACGCGGTTGCAGATGGCGGCGGTGTGTTAACCGTTACTGTATTTCCAGCATTGATCGATGACCCAACCAATGCCAATCAAAGCACTAACATTAGCGTTGTAGGTGCTGATAACGTGACCGCTTTACCTTCTCACAGAGCTGGTTTGATGACTTGCGGCAATCCGTTATTTTTAGCTATGCCGATGTTACCTGAAGAGATTCCATTTCCTACAGCTAACAAAAACGACCCAGAATCAGGTGCTAGTATGCGCATGTATTACGGTAGTTTGTTCGGGCAGAATCAACGCGGCTTTGTCAATGATTTAATTTGGGGCAGCGTCCTGGTTGATCAATATGCATTGCGATTGGTGTACCCGCTTTAAATAGCGGATTTTGAGGGTACGGGATGAATACGTTAGGATTGATAAGCAACGCTTATTATTTATCGGGTATTTTATCAAGAGGTTTTGAGACTATCTCAAGCGAACAGACCACGGACGGTTTGGAACTTCTAAACGATATAATTGCGGAAAAGTCAATCACTACCTCTTTAATCCCGTACTACTCACATACAACCTTTGACACTGTAGAGGGGCAAAGCGAGTATGAAATTCCTGGATTAATGGACATTCGAGAGCTAACTTTTAGTATTGACAATGTACGTTATCAAATGACACGAGATAGCCAGTCACGATTTTTTGGGGCTGGCCGTGTCGAAAACTTAGAGAGCTTACCTTTTCATTATTACGCTGAGCGGCAGTTAGATAAAATGATTATTTATCTATATTTTGTGCCAGATCAAGCCTATGAAATGAAAATAACAGGTAAATACAAACTGCAAGAGCTTGAGCTTTACGAAGAGCTAAACGACAAGCTTGACAGGTTTTATCAATCTTATCTTAAATACTTATTAGCTAAAAGAATTTGTGACTTTTATGGTCAAAGTTATCCGCAATCATTAGAGCCAACTTTAATCGGGCTTGAGGCTCAAATTGATAAAATGGTTGGGGTTGATTTAACTGTTAAAACTAAAAGTATGTTTGACGGAACTGTTTTCAACTATGGTCAAGCCAATCTTGGTAGAGGCTGGACACCATAATGCCAAGATTTCAACCGATTCCAAAAAAAACCATACCGCTTGACATTATAGGCGGCACAAAGTTTGCACGATATAAAGAGATGACGGTTGAGGAAACAGTTAACATGATGGTGACTGGCCAAGATCAAGAAACAGCGGGTTTTGTGCCTTTTAGCGGCTATAAAGAGGCTTTAGACTTCACAAGAGGACAAGCACGAGCATTATATATCAGCACGCGATTAAATGAGATGATCGCGGTTTTTGGCAATGTTGTGTATGTCATAACTGACTTTCTAGGCGTTAGAAAAATCGGCACATTAGATAGCACAGCTGGACCCGTACACATAACCGAAAATTTTAATCAAGAAATCGCCATAGAAGATGGTAACAAAATATATATATATAATTACGGTAATAGCACTTTTTCAAAGCCAACGATTGATTTTGTACCCGTATATATTGATTTTCAAGATTCCTATTTCATAGCTACTGCAAACAATGGAAAATGGTACTTATCTGACCCAAACAATGGCTTAATTTGGAGCCCATTGCAGAATCAGAGCTTGCAGACAAAAGCAGATATTTTGCAAGCCGCAAAGGTGTTAGATCGCCAGCTATGGATTATGGGCGAAAAGGTATCAGAGCTATGGCAAGATCAAGGCTTGCAATTGTTTCCCTATGTTCGACAGAATTCAATAGCAATTGATTATGGCGTGTTAAGCAGAGAAACCATTGCCGAGGGCTTTGGAATGCTAGTGTGGCTAGCCAAAAACGAAAAGAGCAACCCCGCTTTAGTTGTTACAACTGGCGGTAAACCGCAAAAGTTTTCCACTGAGGGGCTTGATTTTAAACTGGCAGAATTGAAAAACCCGGAAGATTCGCAAGGGTTTTTGTTTCAGCAAGATGGCCACATTTTTTATCAAATATGCTTCCCTAGTGATAATTTTAGCATTGTGTATGATTTTAATACACAAATGTTTTATACAGTTACAGACGAGTGCAGAAATTATCATATTGCAAAACAAGTTGTTCTTTTTAATAACAAATTATATTTTATATCATTTAATGATTCAAAAATATACGAGATGAGCACAGACTTAACAACCTATGACGGTAAAGAA